TTGGAGTTATCTCCATAAGCTTTGGAGTTATCTCCCAAGGCTATGGAGTTAACTCCAAAGGCTTGCGGAGATAGAACAAACAGGAAGAAAACCCTTAACTATCCAACGGGAAAGGTTTATAGATATGGACAAGATCTTTTCCATAGCCCCGCTTATAGATAAATCCTTTTTAAATATTTCCATAAAAAAAGCTGTACCCTCAGAAGATACAGCTTTTTTTATGTGATTCCGTTGCGATTCGAACGCAAGACCCACGCCTTAGAAGGGCTACAAGTACAATCACTTTTTATAACTGATTTACAAGCAATTATCACGCATGTCAAAAAAAACGCCGACAAACCCTTTGACAAACCCTAGATTGTCATTGGCTATCGCATTGCGATTAATATTTTAATTCACGACAAAATTAAAGAGGAAAAAGACAATATGAACGCCTTTCCCCTCTTTAATTACAGTTATTTAACCAAGCAAGAAATATCCTCGTTATTTTTCAACTTATCAAGATATAACAGGACTCATTTTCATATCAACATTAATGCTTCCTGTAATCCTGCTTCAAGTGCTTCTTCGTAGGTATTATAATGGATAATAGGTCTGTTAGACAATCCTACTAAGTCGTGATTCGGAATTGTTAGTATATCATATATCCAATAATTTCCATACATATAGGATATTTCAATATGGAGGCATTTAGTGTCACGCAGCCACTTTTGTGCAATGGACTGAGCGGGACGACTATAACACAATTTTGGCAAATTCTTATTCGTTCGGAACACAGATTGCATTATCCGATTATTGTCTTCTTTAATAATATCTTTACAATACTCATTAAATCCTTTCTCTCTTAGCAGCTTCGCTGTTTCTAATGTTACAAGTTCTTCGGTCATAACTATTTACTTTCTATTATTATACACCCAAATAACACCCCTAAATATTTCATCCCAAGTTCGGAAACATAGTACCCGATTTGTTTTTCAATCTCAAACTCTCGCTTTTCTGCATATCCGATAGATATCAATTCCTCCCAGTCCTTATCGGAGTTACTTACTACAAATCTATTACGATAAGCCTCATATCTATTTCTTTTTATTTTCTCACGGCTAAATCCGATAGCATGTTTCATTTTTTCTATTTGCCGGAGTGATAGTTTTATATCATTCATAATCTTTTATTTTAGGTATTTCTACACCATACATATCGGCTAACTTCTGGAATTGTTTTTTCACAAACGGAACTTCTTCCAAAGCCTCTAATACTTTTGTTTTTAAATAGGCTCCCTCAACAAGAAACACAGTCTTACTGCCATAACGATTATCATCCGGACTTGCAGAGAAAGAAAGACACCCATACCCCTTGTACATGAAAAAACCAAAGCCAGAAAAACCGAATAATTGAAAGTCTTCATCTATTTTACTAAGGTCTTCTTTCTCTTGAAGAGAAAATCTTCCAGAAATAGCTTTAAAATGATGTCCGATACAACCATCTGTCCCAAAATATGCTATTCTACACATAATTGTTCTTTCTTAATCTTTAAAGTGTTCAATCAGTTCGTCTACGGTAGCCTTGTGAATGGTATCCGTATTGATTAGTTGATAGGAGATGCAGTTTCGGTAAGGTTGTCTAAATCTCTCAAGAAAACTACTACATCTTGGATAACGGGTACTCCATTCAAAGCCGAAGTCGTCAGATTGATACTATAAATATCAATACTTGGATATTTATCGGTAAGTAGCTTATTTAGTAGCGCAATAGATTTGTCATTGTAGATAACACTCCTATCTTCTATCTCAAAACCTAACCGAGATAAGTATTCTTCTTTCTTTTCTTCTCCTGCCTTTGAAGCACGGGAAGCGAAAACCATTCCACTCAATGAGATTTTTGCAACGTATTCTCCAAAATAAAAGTCACTAACATGCCCAAATCCATATTCAGTCCACCAATTTCTAAATGATGATACCATAATCTTCAAACGTTCTCTAACATCTTCGTTTGAAACCTTCCCCCCAAGCTGATGACGTAATTTTCGATTTTCATCATTCAATGAGCGGATTTGTTCAGTTAATTTCTTTTGTTTCTCTGCAAGTACACCTTCATATCCCATTCGGGTAAGAAACCTATTCACATTGTGGTCTGTCAGAGAAAGGATGTTTTCTTTCATTCCTTCGGTGAGCTGCCCTTTTTCGAGCATCGTTATAGCCAATCCTAAATTTTGCTGAATTTCTTTATATTGCTTTTTCAGTTCAGTTATCAGTTCTCCGTTAGAATCTTCTACAATAGCTGGCTTATCTTGTCTGTTAAAATCAAGCAGTCTTTCTTTCATTTCTGTTCCGTTTTGATCCTTTTCAGGCTACATCGTTAATACTAATTTCTCCTTTCAAAACTCGCTCTACCTGTCTGTCGATTATCTCTTGAAACTCTATCTGGCAGATAAGCGAGCAATCCGGTATAATCTCTTCTACTGGGTCGCCCCTCCACGTTGGTAGTTCATCAAGGAAGATGCGACCGTCTTTATCCTTTAGGCAGGTAGCTCCAACATCACGCTCAATCTGCGCCATTTGAGTAAATACTTCTGGGAAATCTTTCCGTATCTTATTCCAGTAGCCCATACCTCCTTTCACACAACCGATGCAGTTGTTGTTATTGTAACCCATCCTGTACATGGCAGGCTGTTTAATGCCAGCTTTCCAAAGCATACCCATTGCATCAGGTTTCGTTATTTTCCGTTCAATAAGCGGAAACATCGGCTTTGTGTCTGGATATTGTTGTTTTAGCCGGATAGCCCGGTTTATTTCTTTCGGGTCGAAGTCGAATCCCCATACTTGACCGTCCCAATTTCCCAACTCTTTTTCCAGCTTGTAACGGACTTGTTTCTTTAGTTCGAATGTGCAAGCTGCACCAGTAGGACCATTGATGTACCGTTTTTTAATCAGTACATCTTTTACGTTAAAAAACTTATCGCTGCGAATGGTATGAATTGGCTGCCCGTACCATCTCTCGCAATCTGAGATAAATCGGACATTATCAGGATGCCCGGAACCTGTTTCGATGTAGTAAATCTGCACATCATCATACAGACTTAGTGCTATCTTACAAGCTACTGCGGATGTTACACCGCAACTAAACCAAGCTATTATCATTTTATTCCTTTCTTTACCGTTATTAGTTAAATTATAAGTGTTAGTCGATACCCTAAATACTTTGTTTCTTCATCTTTATCAATTAAATGTCTATACAATTCATCCATAATGATGTAGAAGATTACTTTAGGTAGCGGCTTCTGTAAATACTCCAAGTACCTTTCATATAGAATGTGCTTTGGAGTTACCGTTTCGATTTCTCTGAAACATTCGGTTATCGGACGAAAATCAAATCCATTCTTCTCTGGGTTGGTCAATAGTTCTTTATAGGCAGCTACAAGACTAGGGGATAATTGTATTGTTTCACTCATTACTGTTCCTCCAGTGAACTGCCTACGGTTTCGGGATAAACCTCATACATGCCGATGCTTTTCCCTATTTCTATATCATTTAAATTCGGGATGATAGCATATCTATCCTCTTCAATCTTAACAAGAGAGCCATATAACCATTCTTCACCGTATATGCTCTTACCTCTGAATTTTATTTCACGCTTCATTTTATTTGCTAAAAATTCCATAAATATTCCTTTCATATCCTTATTAGTTAATTAATATCGCTCCCTACAAATGCCGCTATGGCATCAAATTCATCATTTGTATACTCATAGCCGTTAATGATTATAATTTCATTCATTTCTGTTCTGTTGTTAGTTAAATACTAATCACTTTAAATTCGTATGGAGTAATCTTTCCTTTTCCTTTCACAGAAGAAAAGAATGAATCTGCTGGGCAAACACATTCTGGCATTCCACTCGTATTACAATCGTAGGGAACGGTTGCCAAGATACATAAACCATCTGCTGGCAGATACTCACAACTTACTTTATCATCCCAATCAATATACTTTTTCGCTTCTTTTGCGATAGCTTCGCACTTATTCCTATAGTTTATATATGCATCATTTGCCCCTTTTATCATTTGATTTATGTTCATATTTGTATTATTAGTTAAATTGGTAACTTCATAAAGCACATCCAATGAGTTTTAGATGCTTTTCCGGACTTATGCCCGAATAGCGGCCGCTCATTGATTATCTCCAATATTCGTCTTACAGGAATACGAGTTTCGTTCCATTTGAAAATCAGCACTCCGTTCGGTTCAAGCACTCGCATACATTCGCTGAATCCTTTCTTTATATCTTCCTGCCACTTAAACCGTCGAAGCGTTCCATACTTTTGAGCCATATATGCACCCTCGTTCGAATTATCAAGGTGTGGAGGATCAAAGACTACAAGTTTAAAAGAACTGTCCGAATACGGCATTGCTGTAAAGTCGGCAACCACATCAGGATGGACTTCCAGCTTACGACCATCGCATAAAACATATTCGACATCACGAATATCTTGGAAGAGAACGTTTGGATTCTTCTTATCAAACCAAAACATCCGGCTTCCACAGCAAGCGTCAAGTATTATTTTTTTGCTCATTTCTATACTAGATTTGAATTATTTTTTCCGTTGAATTTTCTTTGCCATCTGTCGCAACTGTCTGGCCTTATCTAGCGAACGTATGCCTCTACAATTGTCTTCAATTATTAAGGCCGCTTCTTTTAACAGTCTGAGCAATCGTACTGTATCTGTCTTACATATTTCCATTATTCGCTTGCTATAATGATTACCACCTTGTTCTTGACATCAAACCTGTAAACAGGTAATGGTACGGATGTTCGGACATATTCCTTATTTTCAGATTTCATATAATATCGGGAAAATTCCACAGAAGCCTCTTCTCTGTTCACCGCTATTATTGAGATATAGTTATCTTCGTCTATTTTAAAGCGATAATAATCCATGCCTGCTTGTTTTATAATATCATTGGCCTCCCTGTACCTAGATATGCTCAACCGGCTGAATGGAATTGAATGAAGTGATATCATCTGATCAATAACTAACTTTGTACTGTCATACAGGTTTACCCCGTCTTCAGGTATTGTATAAATCTGCAAATTCAAGCTGTCGGCCTGTTTATCCGCACCTATAAGAAGATTATTAATCCAACGACTGATATTGACGCCTTTTGCTTTCTGACTCTCTATCATCTGCGCCACATCCGGAGTCGGTCTAAAATTGATTATTTCTGCCATATATTAAATGTATTACGATTATTACATAACACAAATTAATATGACAACTGTAATACAATGGTTATCCAAATTCCAAAATATACACCAATATTGTCAGTCTTCATGCCCTTCCTCTCCTTCTTCATCGACAGTCGGATCAGGCAAGTTTCTGTACCTTGCATTGAGCTGGACTATCTTCTGCTCCGCTGAGAGATCTCGTTTTGCGTTTTCTTTAAAGTCTACGGACGAAAGAGACGGCATGGCATATTTGATAATTCGGGAAACAGCAAGCACTTTATCACTAGGATCATCAATAGCCTCTATTATCTCCCCCATACTCTCAATAAACGGAGCCAGTTGTTCCATAAGCTTGTTTCGATAATGACGGACAGTCCTGTATCCTTTTTTAACTCCCCCCACCTTTGGATGTCCTATTGTAAATTTACCATTTTCATCATGAAGAGGCTTTGTGTTTTCCTTAGTGCAAAGATGCAATAATTCCGGACGGGCAAACATGGTAATCCCATTGTCAAGTTCCACGCATATATTATCGTCCGACTCAACTTTGACAACCGTGCCTTTCCATGAGGTTCCATCAAGAGCCACCTTGTCCCCTTCCTTATACAATATACTTCCGTCTTGCATTATATCAACATGATACAAATGTAACTGATTACTTTTGATATTAAATAATAAAGTGCAATTTACGATTTATGGGACTTTTATCCAGTGTTCTAGGCGGCAATAAAGCCTATAAGGAATCAATCAAAGATCTTCAAAAAGCGAAGGATCTTGAAATGAACTATTATCAGGAACAGGCTTACGCTGATCCTCTCCAGGACAGTGCGAATCAGGCGGCTCTGCGTCAAGCCAGAGAAATGCTGATGGCAAATAACAAACGGACAGCAGGAAGTGCCGCTGTAACAGGTGCTACAGATGAGAGCATTGCCTTGCAGAAGCAGGGAGCAAACCAGTCACTTGAAAATATTACAGCCGGAATAGCCTCAACCGCCACTGCCAAAAAAGATCAAGCTATGAAAAATTATCTAGATGCAAACCGATCATATACGGAGGCTATCAATAATGTGAAACAACAACAGGTCCAACAGGAATCATCGGCATTAGGAGGTCTTCTCAATACAGGTATAACGGCTGCGGCCACTGTTTTCGGTGGCCCCATAGGCGGTGCTGTAGCCAGTCAAAACACTAAAAAGAAATAGCAGGTATGGCAGTTACGGACAGATATACCAATTATCAAAAAAGAAAAGAAGCTGCCGGCATTGTCAACCCGGAGGAAGAGCGGCAGATCCATGATGAGTCTGTGGCGAGACAAGCTGAGGAAAACGCACGGGAACAGTTGCCGTTACGTCCCACGGTGGCTGTTCAAAAGCCTGTAACGAGTGTGTCTACATCCAACACCGTTCTTGAACGGGAAAATGCGGACAAACTTCCCGTCCAGCTTCCCGGAACAGAAAAACCGTGGCAGGAAATGAGCGCACAAGAAGCCTATGCGGCTCATCCCCAGCTGTCACCGGCCGCATACCTGTCAGGAGTGGCTTCTTATCGCAAGGAAAAAGGACAAGAGGGATTATCTTACACCGAACTTGCGGAAGCCCTGAGAGGACGGGACCCGTTACAAAGCGAGGAGGACAGAATTAATGCCGAAAGACGTTTACGTGCCGCCGAGAGTATCAATGCTGTAGGAAGTGTTCTAGCCAATCTGGTGAATGTGGTAAGAACACGAAGAGGCAATCCGTCAATGAATCTTTCAGGAGCCGGACGTGAAGGCCAAGCACGTATTGACAGAATACGCCAATACAGGGACAATCTGTCACGTCAGAATTATCAGGACTATATCGGAGCGATCGCACGTGACAGGGCCGAGCAGGCGAGAATAGATATAGAGAAGGCCCGTCAAGACCGATGGAAGGCACAACAAGCAGCAGCCGAACGGGAATACAACTGGAACACATATAAATTTGAAACCGAGCAGGCTGCAAAAGCGGCTGAATCCAAGCGTAAGGCGGAAGAAAACGCCGCCAAACAGGCGGAAGTCGAGAGGCATAATAAAGCCACAGAGGGAATCAGTCTAATGAGAATAGATAATGATTCTCAAAAGCAAAATGGCAAAAATAAATATCCTTCATATCGCATAAGTGGGAAAAAAGGATTTTCCGGCAGTACAAGAGCATACGACCTGAATAAAAACGAGGATGTCGTACTAATGTATAACGATCTGGAGAAAACATTCGGCCTTGAAGATGATGAACGTCCCAGATCCATAAAAACCATGAGAGATTATATTCTCTCCATTTACGGGAAACAGCAAAAAGTGAAAAGCGGAGAAGCGTTCACCCACTCTTCAAAACCGGAAAACAAATCATGGTCATTGAAGGGGAATAATAGTTGGTCACTAAAATAACAAGAATCATGCAAGATAATAATACAGCCAGAAAGAAAGTATATGACGTATTAAGGAATAAAACCGGATACTCTGACTCATACGAGGACTTTAACAAATTCATGGATGAAAACGAGGAAGCCAGAAAGAGAGTATATGACGTATTAAGGGATAAGACCGGATACTCTGACTCATACGAGGACTTTAATAAATTCATGCAGCCTGTTGGTTCCCCTGTACAAACACAACAATCTGACAACAGCCCTCAATCCCCAAAGTCTGATTACTCTCAAACAGGCAACGGATATGATCCTGTCTCAAGAACTTATTCGGGTGGTGTCGGGACACAGTCGGAAGCGGATTCAATCTTTGATGCGAGACAGAAAGAGTTCAAAGAGAAGAATGCAGCTCCTCATTCCTATGGAACGGATGCTCCCGGACTACGTGAACAAGTAAGAACGGCCTCCGAGAAGGAAAGAGAACCACAGGTTTATGATTCTGTCAATGATACAGAAAGCATACAACCTGCAAGCCCTTATTCCGTATGGGAACAGCAGAACAAGAATATTGAAGAGAGACTGATCCGACAACAAAAAGAAACTCCGGCAGGAAAGCCGAAAGTTTCCGATCTTGCCCAGGAAGCGAGATCCGGCTATGGCAATGAATACATTGCAGGTGAAAGCGGCGCGGCCCTGTATGGTCACATGAATGAATTACGGGAGAGAGAGAAATGGCAGCGTGAAGAACAAATGCGGAATGAGGAAAAGGCCAAAATGGAGCAAATACGCATGAAAGAAGAAAACAGGCTGGACAAGGAATATACCCCTCGTTCCATATCGTCCATGAATGATATATACAACAACTATCGTGACCGGTTCGCCCTGACAGAAAGAGGAAAGCAGCTTTCGGAAGAAATGGCCGGAATACAGAAGGAGATTCAAGACAAATATGCCAACCGTTTTCTTGCCTCTGACGAATACAGGAATCTGTCACAACAATATAAGGGGAACGAACTCGACCAAAAAGCAAACGAAGCGTTTCAGAAGGCCTACGGAGAGATCATCAGCAAGGAATTGGAACCATATCAGGACGTATACAATAAAGAGATAACTTCACGTTATGGTACGGAGATGAAGCGTGACCTTTCCGGATTTGCCCAAAAGAGCGTAGGTTCCCATCTTAACACCCTGACCAATGAAGTAAACAAAGATCTTGATGATATAGAGGAAAAGATTACCAAACAAAAGAAAATACTAAGAGACGGTTCCGGTAATGCGATGGTGAATGCCAGAATGAATACGAGGGAGGATCCAACATTAGCTCAGTACCGAGGAGAGAGGAGCTATCTGGAAGGGGCGAAAGACCTTATTGATGAATCGAACAATATTATAGAGGAAGCCGGGAAGAAAGGAAAAACAAACTTTTTTAGCAGTCTAGCGCGTGGTTTCGCCGATACCGCATTTGATCCCAAACAATGGACTTTAGGCATATCCGACATGATAGGCGGCATCCGTCTGAAAAATGTGGTGGAGAAAGCGGATAAAGGAGAAAAGCTCTCACCTTCTGAAGAGAAGTTGCTTGACGCCGCTGTCACCAACATGGCTGTCAACGCCTATTATTCCTCCGATTTGGGAAGAGGATACAAGGCTGGACAAACCACAGGAGCCAGTATCCCGTTCATGCTGGAATTCGCCATAAACCCGATATCGGCGGCAGGTGAGGGAATAGCCAAAAGCATTCTAAAATACGGTATGAAGAAATTCGGCGCGTCCGCCATGAAAAAAGGAATGTCAAAAATGGGGGCACGTCTTGCCGGAGACGCTTTGGCCGCAGCAGGAATGGAAGGAACAACAGGACTGGCGCGTGTCACCGCAGGAGCACAAGACAGAATGATGGGGAATATTCTGTTTGATGTTGACAAGGATGGAAACTTGACTTATGGAGGACGTGAAGGAGGAATGGATATGGGTAAAGCCATCGGCAAATCAATCGCTTCCACTTTTCTTGAGAACCAATCCGAGATGATTTTCAACGCATTCAAAGGACTGGGCAAAGGAATATGGAAGAATGTGGAAGAGACCGTTCCCGGTGGCGCAAGTGAATTCATGAAATATATAACGAACAGCAGGGCCGGTAAGCTATACAGGGAGATAAAGGACAACCCTACTTTCAAAGAAGCCGCAAAAAAAGCGCAGTTCCACGGGCTACCCGAAGAATATATGGAAGAGGTGTATAATAATCTTGCAAATGTCCCGTTAGGTGAAATGACCTTGGAAGAAGCCACAGACCTTGACAACAATATAGACACATTCCTTGGACTGGCTCCCACTTCCGTCGCTTTCGGCTTATTAGGACTTGGAAGCATGGGGGCTGAAAGGGTAAGACACCGCCAGAAGATGAATGCGGCTTTCGGAAACATGACCAAAGAACAACAGGAGAAACTGTCCGAACTGGAACGTATGTCAAAAGAACGTGGCAATGACGACATAAGGATTTTCATCAAAGAAACCATGAATGACGGTAGCCTCAGCAAGGAAGAGAAAAAGGCCGAGATAGAATATGCGTTTGACATTGCGAAGAACAATGCCATGGAGGACATTGCAGGAGAGCAGACCCGTGAGGAGTCCGAAAAGCGCACGGCAGCACAAGAAGAGGGAACGGATATCTATACAACTCATGATCCAGTAGCCATGCGCACGACAGTCCTCCGTGAGGAAGTTTCCCGTGAACGCCTTTCATCCGTACTGGATGATGAAGCCATAGATGCGCTTGCCGGTGCCAATGACGCCCAACGTGCGGAAATGCTGGATGTCATGGACGAAGAGACCAGACGTTTGGCTACGGACTACCTACGGCAGAAAGACCGTCATGACGCAGTTGAGGACGCATTGGATGAGGCTCATGCTTCCGAATATGAACAGGCGGCTGTCAAAGTCCAGCAAATGTCTCCCCAAGGACAAGTTGTCACTATTCCGTTAGGAAGATTCGGAGACAAGGAGCACAGTTACGGAGTTGTCATAAATGGTATAGATGCCACTGGGCAACCCGGAGAAACAGGCACACTCATGGTAGTGCCATTGGAAAACGGTCCAGAAGGTCCGATATTCGCCTCATTTGATGAGAATAATGCCAAGACTGTAAGAATCAATGCAGACACAGAGATCTCAATGGTCGGACGGGATCAAGTTCTTGAACAAATGCTTGGCGCATACAACGCCGATGCCGCAATCATGGAAGCACAGCCCATATCCGCAGGACAGACATTCAGCATAGCGGATGATAATGGCACAGTGACCGGCATTTCTGTTGTTGGTCAGGATACAATGGGCAATTGGTCCGTACTCATGGAAGGAAGTCGGGAGCCGGTTTCTGTCAGCGATGAACAACTCCGGGCCATGAAAGACAATGTGGACAAAGCCGGAATACGGACTGAATACGCACAAGAGGATGAAAATAGAAGACAGGAAGAGTTAATTCGGAAATTCAGTCCGGAAGTACTTGCATTACAACCCGAAAAAGGTGACAAGATATATACAGGAGGCAAAGAGATAGTACTTGATGAGGAAGTTCCCGGCGGATGGTCCGGGAAGATCATAGACAACAACGGTAATGAAACAGGTTCCGTACTCGTGACAGAAGAGCAATATTTCAAATACAAACAGTCGCTATTTGACGCACAAAGAAAAGATGATGCGGAAGCGGCGCCGGAAATCGGCGCCTCCTATATCACTCCAGAAGGAGAAAGTATGACCATTATCGGTTTTGATGAGGAAATCGGAGGTATGTTTGTCGTTCCAACCGATGAGTACAATGAGGTCAAAAGCGATGAGGTATCAATGAATATATTGGAAAATGAAGCATACCAGTTAGGTGCGGTTCCCGTCCAAGAGTACACCGATTGGGTGAAAAAATCCAAGAGTTCAACAAATGAAACCGCTCCTGAAGGAAAAGAGATGGGAAACCAACCATTGCAGGAAAGCACAGAGAGTCCGACTTACGAAAAATCCGAACTGGACAAACTTATATCCTCCTTTCCTAAAAAGAAGGACGGAAGCATTGATTATGAATCTCTGACGCCACAGCAGTCATTCCAATACACAAATCTGACAGAATCACTTGAAACCGCTCTGGATGACTTGAGAAAGGATATAGAGGCGAGTGATGCACAGATAGCTAAATTGAATGAATCCCTGTCATCCGCCACACGGGGAAAAAGAAATGAGATAAGGGACGCTATTAGAGAAGCAAAAGCGGAGAATGAAGAAATAAAGAACTTCTACAACTCTGTCATACCCATAACAGAAACTAATAATAACCAAACAAATGGAATATCAGAAAGCAGTAAGACTGGCACGAATGGAAATGACACAAATGAGCCCGTACCAGTTTCAGAAACAAGCGAACAAGGCAAAGAAAGAGGAACTGAGAAGAGACCCGAAGCTAAGGGAACAGGTGAAGAACGCATGGGACCAGAGGGAATTCCGGACACTGGCAGGAAAAATAGTATTCAGAAGCCTGCTGCGAAAATATCTGAGTCAATAACGGATACGGAGCTTCCGGAAAATCCTCTTGTTCAGGAAATTCTGTCACGTACCGAGCCGGAAACTTTGGAAGAGCTTGCATCCTTGGTACTGGGAAAATCCCTGTTCCTGCAAATGACAGGAGAAAGAAGTGTCAGAAACATTACTGGCTTAAGTCACAAAGACCTGACGCCATTTCTTTCCATCTTCAGAAAAAAAGAGAAGGGGGGTATGACCGTAGAAGAAGCCGGAGACAGACTGATAAGCATCGCCCATGAAAGTTATCCGGCAATAGTGGCGAAAGAAGGACTGGAAAATGACAATACCGGCATGGCCGGCACAAACGCGATTCTATCCGTTCTACAACAAAGCCGAACTTTTGGTGATATCAGCAATATGATAAGAAACAACAGAACCGCAGAAGCGCAACGCGCCATAGATGCGGAAAAAGAATATGAGGATGAACTGAAAGAACAATTCTACCAAGAACAATACCACATGTCTCCGGATGAATATGAAGCATGGGTTAATGATGAGGCCTTTTCTGAATCAAATGTCTATTCGAATGAGGAAAAGTCTGAATTTTATAATACATTTGCCGATAAAATAATAAAGCAACAAGAATATGACAACAGAAGAGAGAATCCAACTGACGAAGGAATCGGAACGCGTAAAAGCGATGAGCAAGGAGGAATATTTGGCACACGCGAAAGAGGCGATGCGGTTCTGCAAGGAGAAAAACCTGTTCATGCCGTCGGAACTGAAGGATATCAAGGAAAATCCGGACAAATGGAAGGACAGACTGATGAAGGACTGCATCCTCAGAATGACAATGTACAAGATAACACATCCACAAACAAACTCCTAGACCATATCGCGGAAGCACGCGAAATGGTCGACACCTCTCCTACTGAAGCGCAGAAGGAAGCCGGGAACTATAAGAAAGGTCACATTAAACTTGATGGATATGATATTACCATAGAAAATCCGAAAGGATCCGTCCGTAGCGGAAAGGATGCCAACGGGCAGGAATGGAGCATTACCATGAACAACGACTACGGCTATATCCGTGGCACGAAAGCCGTGGACGGTGACCATATAGACATCTTCCTGTCAGACAATCCGTCCGAAGGAAATGTGTTTGTAGTAGACCAGCTCAATGAAAAGGGTGAATTTGACGAAAGTAAGGTAATGTACGGTTTTCCGTCTATGGATGAAGCACGTTCCTCTTATCTTGCAAACTATTCTCCCGGTTGGGAGAACCGAATAAGTACCATTACAGAAGTAACGAAGGATGAGTTCTATAAATGGATTGATTCTTCTGTAAAAAAGACAAAGCCGTTCTCTGAATACAAGAGCGTGAATCCTGTGCAACTTGCACCTTCCATAGAATCCGCCAATGCGGACAGAATGAAGGACATAGAAACAAGACTGGCCGAAATAGAGGACAGGAAGATAGAACTGGAGGATATTCTGGTAGAAGCCGGAAATGACTCCGTTGAGAGAGACGCTGTTTTCTCCGAGCAACAGGAACTGAACCAGGAACAGCAGGAACTTGAAGCCGAATATTCCGGCTTACGCGCAATGAATGACGAAAGCAATGAGATACTTACTTCCGAAGGCAGTGACATCCGGTTTCGCGAGGTTGGAAATGAGGAAATAAGTTCTTTCGCCAACAAGCACAACCTTGATGAAGCCGATGTAAAAAAGTACGCACAATCCATGAAAATGAAAAATCTGGGTGGCGCAAGTTATGCTTTCAAATCAATCAGCAGAAATGTGCGTCTCCAGAACTCCAACCTGTCATTAGGGCAATTCGTAAAAGTTTTTTCTCCGATCAAAAAAGAGCTGTATGAAAAGTTCGGTGATGTGGATGCCTTGAGAGATGAATACGTGCAAGAGGAAATGAAAGCCCGTAACATGATGGAAGCCGCCCGTAAACGTGCGGAGGAAGAAGCAGAATCGGAAAAGAAGCGTCTAAAGGAATTTGAACTGATGACGGATGAAGAGATGGATGAGGCTTATTTCAAGGCTATGGAAGAAAATAATAAAGCCCGTATGCGTGACATCATAAACGAATCCGCACGAAGAAACGGTTATGTTTCCGCCGATGAATTCAGAATGGCACACCGCGCCCCCTCTTATGATGAGGAAGGTATTGATAAAAACATGGTTGACATTGCCGCAAACAAAGATCAGATACGCGAATCCTTAAATGAGCAGCTTCGCATGAACAGGGATCAATACAAAAATGAAAGTGCCGCCGCAATCAATGAAACATTGTCTGCCATTGACAAAGGAGAAAAACCGACCGTTACCATCTATCGTGCCGTTCCAAAATCATTGAAAGAAGGAAAGGTAAGAAACGGTGACTGGGTTTCTCTATCTGAATCCTATGTAAAAGTTCATGGAGAACATGCCTTAAACGGCAATTACAGAATTATGAAGGAAGAAGTATCAGCCGAAAATCTATATTGGGACGGAAATGATATCAACGAATGGGGATATGATGACAGGAGCGATTACCGCTACAAGAATACAAAAAACAACCGAAAACTGAATGACCTGATAACCCGTAACGACAAAGGTAATGTTATTCCTCCTTCCAAGCGATTCTATGCAAGAAAAGCGGATGTAAGATATCGTTTTATTGGAGAGGAAGGCGCGTCCAAACTGGATAAGGCAGAGGAAGCAACTACCCGCCTTGATAACCTGAATGTGGCACGAGAGATGGAATCCGCTTTCAATACGAAGAAAGGGCGCATTGAGAAGCTGCGGAAGAGTGAGCCGATAGAGATTACGGGCAAAGAAGTGACTCCAAGCGATGATTTAAAACAGTATAAGAAAAACGCATTGGAATACGGGAAAAATTTACAAGGAGAATATACAAACAAAGACACAGGAAGAACCATTCAATTACAAAGAGGCCGCAAGAACGGTGGTCTAAAAGAAATATTGCAGCACGACACGCTTAACGACACTGTACAAATCAAGAGTGTGGCAGCCATTCCTTCAATTATAGAAAACGCTATATATATAGATAGTTCTGAAAACCAAGACGTACAGAAAAATCCCAATGTAGTGGCTTATCATTATTATATATGTGGGTTGAAAATTGGCAGTGAAGATTATACAGTCCGTATGGTAGAAGCAGAAGAAAAAGACGGGAACCGTTATTATGACCACAAACTCACACACATAGAAAAGGGCAAACTCATAAATGAACTTGCCCTAATAAATCCTTCCTCCTCGACTGAATTGTCTTCAACGCCCGATGCTGGAACAGAAGATCGGAATCGTCCGACGAATAGAGGGGAAATACAAACTGCTCCTATTTCCAATATCAAAGATAAGAAATTAGTTTCTCTTCTCCAAACAAATGAAAAAGAAAATGCTAGGAAAATCAAGCTGGCTACAGGTTGGGAACGTGGGGCTGACGGAAAATGGAGATATGAAGTGGAGGATTTTGAGATTGATCCGAAAGGACTTGCGCGAAGAAACAGACTTTGGTCCAACCTGTCATGGGGCAAAGAGTATGATGCGCTAAGCGACAAACTGTTTGATGGAGTAGAGCTGACGGAAGAAGAGGCAGCCCGTTTTGATGAATTATCAGAAAAGGCAGAAGAACTTCGCGCCACATACGAAGCGAACGACGTGCGTTATCTTGACGATTATGTGAAGGATGAGAATTTGTTTAAGGCGTATCCGGAGTTGAAGCAGATACGCGTGGAGATATACAACGCCCCTACAAGCAATACAGGAGCAACTTATTATGGAAGCCAAAACTTGATACGTGTGAATGAGTCTGTCCTAGACAGAGCGGATTTCCGTAGTATCTTAGCGCATGAGGTACAGCATACCGTACAATCAATTGAAGGATTCGCCCGTGGTGGAAACAGTATGACTTATAGAAAACACCTTGACGCATTAAAAGAAAAGCGCGATGCCTGGTCTATGATTGAAGAGTTTGCTGACAAGCGTGAGGAACTTGGAGAAGACGCTTCACAGATGGATGTTTATAATGCTTTGGTAAATGAATATCACTCAGATGGATTCGAGTTTGGGGATGGCTTTATCCCCAGCCGTAATGCTTTTGATAAGGGATTCAATCTTTGGGTACGGGGTTATGATAAAGAGGGATATGAGGATGCTTATAATGAGTATCAATCTCTTATTGAAAAATTTGGACTTGGTGGAGAAAACGACAGATACAATGAACTTTCAGGTGAAGTTGAAGCACGTAATGTACAATCCCGTATGAATATGACACCTGAGGAACGCCGCAATACTCTTGCTTCGGAAACGGAAGATGTAGCACGAGAAGACCAGATATTTATAAACGACGCTTTGGAGGCTTATGCTTCTGTGTCTGCTCCCATGAATACAGCAGTGAATGAACTTTCTGAATCTCTTCATACACCTATAGAAAAAATCACTTCCGAAGACCAGCTTCCACAAGGCGAGGCGCGCAGACGTATCGAATCGGGAGCCAACATCAAAGGATGGTACTCACCAAAGGAGAACAAGGTATATCTATATATGCCAAATACAACATCCGTGGAGGACGCACAGGCGACTATATTCCATGAGGTGGTGGCACATAAGGGATTGCGTGAGCTGTTCGGAAAGGACTTCGATACCTTCCTTGACAATGTATACAACAATGCCGCACCATCAATCAGACAGACCATCAACCGGATGGCGGAAAATGAGAACATATCCATCCGTACAGCAACAGAGGAATATATGGCAGACCTGTCCGAACGCGGACCGGCTACCTTTGCGGAGCAGTCCTTATGGACACGAATCAAAACCTTCTTTATAGACATGCTCCGTAAAGCGAAAGTGAATCTGGGATTTGAACTGACGGACAATGAGCTGAGATACATCCTTTATGAAAGCCACAACAGACTGAAACAGTCAAACTATCCTGTTGATGTGGCAAAGGAAACCGTCATGCGTTCAAAACTGGGAATTGGTGAGTTTTCAGGCAGTTCACGTACCATCCCGTCTGTTCCTCAGGGAGAGACCTTGTTCCGTATTACAGGAAAGGAAGAAAAGAAGGAGATTATTAAAAATCTGAAAGAAGAGATACGGGAATTGAAAAAGCAATTGGATCAGGCACGAAAAGGAAATAAAGAGGAATACGAGACTGCGTCAAGAGCCATGCTTTCCTTTATAGATCAAAGACTGACCAAGGAGGCGGGAGAAGAAATGGGGCCACATATGATAAAGTCACTGATTGCCCAAGTAAACAAGGCCGCATCAACAAATAAACTCAAGGAACCACTAAATCTTGTTGAAAAGTTGATAAACTATGCCCAATATGACAGTTCGGTGAAAAGGATGCAAAAAATGATAAAAACGAAGCTTTCCGGGCAGGATACAAGAGGCGTATCAAAAGGGATAGTTGTTGATGAGGCTACCAGACGTGTGTTTGACAGTATACGATCCGCTTACAAAGACCTGTTGCTAACAAGCGCTGACAGTGAACTCCGTGCCGTAAGAAGCGAAATTGTAAAACTGGGAAAACTCATAAAATCTGAGACATCCCCTGAAAGCATCACCATACTTACCGGTCAGCAGAATGAAATGAAAAGCCGAAGGGATAATCTATTAAAAGAAAGAGCCGAACTGCTGAAAACTAAAGAACTTGAATCCGTTGAAGAGATACGGAAGCGCCGGGAAGAGCTAGAGAATGCCATGGATGAAGCGGCGGAAGGAACAGGTGTGTTCACACAGACTATGGCCGATGAGTATGATTCTCTTTCCATACGCGAACTATTGGCCGAATCCAGAAAAATGAAACGAGATCTGGACAAACTGGAGGGCGATCTTGTGACCACCAGAAGAGTCGCCTACAACAACAAAGGTGAAGCACGAAAGTTTTATCTGCAGGAGGCTGAGAAAATAGCTGCACAAATACCCGTAGCGCAGGAAGAGTTAATAAGGATGACCGATAATGTGTACAATGAACTGAAAGAACTTGTTGATACCGGGAAAAGCCGCCTTGCCATGCTGAACAAGGAAAAAGCCGCGCACCGGGGAAGAATTGTCAGCATGGGAATAAATGCCGTAAAAGATAAAAGAATAAAAGGCATAAACGAGAAAGAAACAAATATGGAAAAAACTGTGTCCATATTGCAAAGCATCGGTGACTTTATCGCCTATCCCATGTATAGTTTCGATTATCTGCTGAAAGCCATAGACAGGAACCACGCCATAGGAAAAGGTCCCTTATACGATTATTTCATGAAAAGCAGTCATGGAGTGGTGGAAGCCAATGATAGGATATATTTGGGGGTAAAGGCTTACAACAAAGAACTGGAAGAAAAAATAAAGGAGCTGTTCGGAAAATCAATGGAAAATGTATTCAGGGATTCTCAAAAATCAGAAAAAAGGATTCACAAACAATATATGTACGACAGCAATTACCATAAGGAGGGCGACCTGTATGAGGCAAACCTAAACAAAGGGCAAGCGTTCTATGTATGGCTCACATGGAGACAGCCGGACGGAAAGATGAAGCTAGAGGCGGACGGATGGACGGAAGACAGCATGACCGAGATAGAGTTCTTTATAGGCGATAAATACATGAAACTCGGAGAATGGATCACGGACGACTTCTTTCCAAGACTACGAGAAGAAAGGTACAATCCGGTCCATGTAAGAATGACGGGAACCAGCATGGCTTCACGGGAGAATTATTTCCCTATGGTCATAGCCAAATCCGAAATCCGTGAAAAGGGAGAGCTGGGAGAAACAATCATCGGTATGCCAAGCACAATAACCGGAAACATAATCAACCGTACGATAAATACTCTGAAGGTGGACACTAGCAGAAACGCTTTTGATCTGATGCTAAAATACGGAAGGGATATGGAAACTTGGGCGGCAACGGCTGAGCTGCGCCAGGATCTTAATTTCCTGCGGGGAAGCAAGGCTTTCAAGAACTATATGGAGGCAAACCATAAAGGAATGTTTGATATCTTCATGAGAGCGGCGGAGGTTGCCGTACGAAGTTTCAATGACAAGCAGAAACAAGATTCGCTCAATAACGGACTAAACAAGATATTAAGGTATTGGGCAGGTTCCAATATAGCATTCAGACTCAACACCGCAATGAAGCAGGTGCTCTCCTATCCGGCATTCTCCGCATACAGCGGAAATCCGGGATATCAGGCTGATTTGTTCAAATACATATTCACCCCGGCAGGAAACATGAAATGGGCGAAGGAGCATCTTCCTTCTTTTGAAGAACGGGTTGATACGGGAAATATGGGAATCGAAGCATTAAAGGATGAAAATGCATTCAAAAACAAGCTGGAGAAACTTACCAATGCAGGCATGTATCCCAACAAGCTTATTGATGCGCTGACATGTGCGGCCGGAGCGAGAGCCGTTTACAATTTTGAATATGAGCGTGCGCAAAAAAGAGGTCTGGGCAATGAGGAAGCCGCCAATTTAGCCAAATACAACGCTGAAATAGCATTCAATGAAAGCCAGCAGAGTTCCAGCCCGGAAATGATGTCCCCTATGCAGGCAAGCGGCAATGTGTTCTACAAGGCGCTGACCACTTACCAAAGCAGCAACATAGGATACCAGCGGATGGGTATTGAGGGGCTTCTTGAAATGGCACGAGCAAAAAGGATATACAATCTGAACATTGAATCCGGAATGAATAAAGACGAAGCCCAAAGAACAATGATGGGCAGCTATCTTACCGGGCTGAGGAAAGCCACCTTCGGACTATTTGTAATGGGAGGCTTGTGGGCGGCAGGAGGATATGGTATTGCAGGAATCACAGCACCACTCATATCCAATATCTACGCCATATTCGGATACGGGGACGGGGATGAGGATTTATGGTTCACTGATGAACAATTGAAAAGCATATTTTTATCTGCTGCTTTAAGTTCCTTGGGAGGAACTTCCATTGGACAGTTTGTCAACGCCATATCACAAGGGAACAAATATGATCCTCTCTCATTCATTACAGAGATGTCAAATCTGATAAGCGAGGCGGTAAAAGACGGATTCAACCTGAATGTACAAAGGGAGCTGGCCGCCAAATTAGGGAAATTTGCCGGATTAAATGTAGAGACACTGGAAAACATTTATCTGGGAGCCGAATCCGCCATAAGGGAAGGACGCCCCGACCTTGTAGATTTTATGTTCCTAATCAACCTTCCCAAATCCCAACGAAAGGAAATGGCCGAGAAACTATACAAGGATATGGGACCTTATGAATATCTGAACAAGATGTATGAGGCTGGAAAACTGTTTAATGACTACAGAAAGAAACTGCCCTATTCAGACGAAACATCTAAAAGGAAAGACTCTGAAATAAAAAAGAAATACACCATCAACAACCTCAATGAAAAAGAGAAGGAAACTTTGAAAAATGAAAAAGAGTTCCTAAAACTCAAAAGAAAACATGACGAAGCCGAAGATAAAAAAGAATGGTTGGAAGAACATCCGGAATACCCAGATATGGAAAAAAAATACAGGAAACAGACTATCACTAAAAAAGTGAAAAAAGAAGTTGAAAAGGTGTATAGACAATAAAACGATAACATTAAAGGGTTACCAATAATGATAACCCTTTAATGTTTACTTATTTCTCCTGCTGTTCCAGCATTCTAGCAAAATTTATTGTCGGCAAGATAACAGGTTGCATTCCAGAAAGAGATGTCAATGTAGATATATATGCCCTAAAGTAGGGGAACAAAATGGCTGGCGCATTCGAATTTACAAAACTAGTTTTATTCTCTTCAGATATTTCAGAATCAAATTCAAACAAAGCTACCATGTTTGCACTGATTTTGAAATTGTTCGTTTCATCAGAAACACCAATATACATATTTATCCTATAAATATTATTTTCCTCTATATCACCTTTTCTCTCGATCTCTATTGACATTTTAGACAGAGGTTTATCAGGATCAAATTCTATACTAGCCTTATTTATCTTATATTCCTTTAAACGGAAACTTGCTACTTTTTCTGCCATAATCACGCTGCTAACAAATCTATAGTGTCAATATTTAAAAAAGAATCCATCTCACCAAAATCTAAATCTATACAATAAAGCAAATTGCCACTATCCACAATCGGAATATTGTCAAATAACACATTATGCATATCATTAGACTCGCAAGGCTCCGAAATAAGCAAATCCTCATCTGGGAACATGGCAAAGAAATCATTCCACATATCAGACTCCCACCTTATGTATTCATCATCTCTTCTTCTAATATTTTCCGGTGATATCTCAATTATATGAAATTCAGTTATACTGTCAAACGCATATTTGATAGAAATGCCCTTGAACATATTACTAAGTTTCTTTAATCGTTCAATGATAAAATCTTTTACTGCATCCATAATCAAATATATTTTGTAATTATCAAATCTCTGAATTTATCTATAGTATCTTGTATATTTACTACATCTTTATTTGTAACCAGATTTTTCGAATAATCAGCTTTTTTCCGTTCCTTTTTTAATTTACCAAGGCAAGTGTGAAACTCAACACAATCTAATGGTTTCGCTTGATGTATCTTATTTCCCAGCTCATTCCTGATATAAGCATGACTATCTTTTCCTCTTGAATTATTCTGTATATCTTCATAAAGATATCCAAATCTCACACATAATGAATATATAGATAATAAAAAAGCTGAATAATAAGCACAATGTATTGAAGAATTAAGTTTGCCATTATCCTTCAATAATACAAAAGCATCGTAATTCTCATCAGCTTTAGTCTTTAGATTAATCATAACAATAACAGAACCCTAAAAGTTCACCTTCAGTTTTAAAAATTCATCAAAAACCATTTGTTTTTTTGCAAAAATAGATATTTAATTTTTAATCTAAAAATAAGACTAACAATTAGATAGTAATTTAGATATGTTTCTAAATTATATTCCGATTCAAAATGTAAATCAAAATTCTTTCGTAATATTAGTTAGTAGATATCTAATTAGATGAATTTATTTTTTTAATTCATAAATAACAGAACTAATACAAAAGAAGATCCGTAGTAAGTGCTAGTTACAGATAAAGATATATTAAACGTCCCTCTTGGCAGAATAATCAATCATCTATAACATCTGGTACTTGTTACGTGATGCAAAGATGAAACTATTACAGCAAGTTTACAAAACCAACATTTTCAATGCAAAACTACAACCCAAAGTTACTGCTTTCTATTATAGTAATCAATAAGACGTGAATATGAATACTTTCCAATATACACTGCCAATCCAATAAAAACGAATTGCAGTAAAGTTCCTTCTTGTCCTACAAGAACCAAGATGCACGAAAATAAAGTCATAGATATAATTGATATAGCTATGGAAATAATCAAAGACATAATTTTTTTATTCACAATGTATTGATAAAAAATTTTTATCAATCTTTTATTAGGTATATTATCATTTTTGAGGAGGATAGAATAATTCCCAACCGGAAACACCGTCTTTTTTCAAGAATAACAACGCTACCATTATACAAGAAAAAAGTGTTGCGACGATAACAGGCATAAAATAATCCCCGCGATCCATATCACCGATCACTATAGCATTGATGTATTGAAAAACAAAAAAGAAAGATAATGCATCCCTTTTAATTCTTAATATATTTATCAATATCGCTATCATTATTATACTGGAACCTATTGTTACATAACATATATCATTATCATATAGACCAGAATTTACTTTTATTAATTGCTGAGGTATGTTTATCACATGTCTTATGACAAAAATAACCAATAACCATTTTAGGATTGGATTTAATTTCTCTTTCATTTATGTTAATATTAGCGTTTTATTTTTATGACTTCAGTACTCCGTACATTATAATATTCCTCTGTCCACGTATCAATAATACGATTTTCAGAAACACGTACATAACGTCCATTAAGGACATATACCCCCCCCCAAGACCAATGCAATAATCATTATTACAACTTTAACAATCCGATACGTTTTATCACTCATGATATTCTTCATTTATAACATATTCTACATTCTCTCCTACCCATACCCTTAGCTTGTTCAAGACTTACGGATTCTACATCTCCCGAACATCTGTCCAGCCCACGGCATTCGTCCGTCTTGTGATATACCCTGGCTTTCGGACCTGTACAAATATACACTTTAGCGGCATCACCGCATGATGTCATCCCCACCCCTGCCGCAAAAAAAGGAAGCAGAAACAATGAGGCTATAACCAACCTTTTCATATACTTTATATTTTTTGCACAAAAATACGCATATAATTGTAATTTACAATGTAAATCTCAAGATTTTACATTACCGATTGTTTTTAATAAGATTGTTTTATATCTTTGTATACCTTTGTTATACCTGATTACTAATCATTATTGAACAGGAAGGGCGGCAATCTGGGAAAGACAGCCGCCCTTGTCACATATTGGATAAACATACACAAGACCAACCAGTGTGAAAACAAAAAAAAGACGGTCCGAAACTATATCGGAACCGTCCAAATCCTGATGCACATCGCTATGTGCGATGCAAAGATACAAAATTCCATGCAAATATTTTACATTCATGAACAAATCGCTATATTTGTCTCATCTTTAAATTTTAACACTATGAAGCAATCAATATTACTTACATTCATAATCCTATTCTTAGGTTCATGTGTCAGCAAAAGCAAATATGAAGATTTAGAAATGGAGAATTACAACCTTAGAGAAGAAGTGGACAGACTAAAAAACAAGAATACTGACCTGAACTCTACGATTCTGAACATGTCCCTACAAATAGAAGAACTACAGGAAAGGATTGAAAACGATATTAAATATGCCTCACAGGCTAGAAACGCTATAGAATCCGCAGAATCATCTTTATTTTTAGGGTTTGATAGAATATTTTGGGAATCGGAACTTGACAATGCCAAATCTTGCATGTCTTATATAAAATATGGCTATTAATTTATATAATATGGGAACAATCGAAAGGACACGGGTAATACGCCCTTCTTCAAGAAAAGATAAATCCACCTATAAAGTCGATATTGAAAGACGACAAGAAAAAGACAGTCTTCACCTAACAGTTACTCACGAAAATGACTGCAATTTCAGAAAAGAATATTATTTTTCCGCAAATCAACTATCAGGAAAAAAGTCCATCCACTTCAAATGGAACGGAAATGATATTGTTTGGACCGATGGAATTGTACCGATTCGAATTGTTAAATAAAAAACGATATAGAAAGTTTCATTTTCATGGAATAATGAAACTAGCTTTTCGCTATATTTGCATTATCAATGCTTTCTTTATCGTCCATATATGTCAATGACGTTAAACTTATGACTATAACTCTTTAAAAAAGAATGCCAATGGCAAGACTTATAAAGAGACTACAGTAGTATTTCTATCGCTGCGATACTATCTGTAGGTCTTTAAAGAAAAGAGCAGCGACTTTTTACTCTAAAAACAAGTGGTGGATAAATCCTGCAATCAAATATATAACCCGAAAGGCATTATAGTTTGTGCGCGAGCATCAGGAAGAAATAGCATAGTGGTTCGAACAATGTTACTAACGATTTTTAGGGTGACAATATGAGGTAGGTAATTAGGGAGGGTGGAGGGGCCTCCCTTTTTTGAAGGGGAAAAATAGTATTAAAAACAATTACCAATATCCCAAGGATACTCCTCTCTGATAAACAAGTTTACCTACTAAAGTGTACCCTATAGTAGTAAAATGAGTTCCATCCATTAGTAATTGAGGAGGACATTTACCTTGGTTTATAAATTCAGTGTCTTCTTGAGTAGGCTCCAACCCAGCATCTACCAACCCTTGTTCCACCATATATTTTCTTAGATTAATATATCTAAGTCCAAATGCTTTTTGCATGGCTTCTTCTTGCGTTTTTCTGCTATTTAAATCTCCTGTATGCAGCCCTATAATTATATTTTTTTTAGTGGCAGCATAATTTATAGCCATATTATGGTAATCTACCAGTTGCTCTGGAGTGAAGCTACCTCCAACAGTAAGTCCATTAGTTCCCATCCATATAACAAGAACATCACTATCAACGCCAGTTCTCAAAGCTGTTGATACTACACTATTAGCTGGTATAGTAACAGGAGTACTTTGAGGCGTCACAAGACTCATCATATATCTACCATTATTATCATTATATGATGTACCAGTAAATAAGAGATTACATGGAACATTGTTAACCATTACAGGAGTTATTAAGCCCCTAGTAATATCTTTAAAGGCCCATCTCTGTAATGGAAGAGAATTGTTAGGAGTAAGAGCAGATATTATACCACTATCACCCAGTGTTCCTATCTGAACACCAGAACCATCTGCAGGAAGTACTATTTGATTTTTATTTAATAATACGTTAGAACCTTGTCTTCCAAGTATCATCTCTATAGAATCAGCATCATACCCTCCATTTATAATTTTCCAATTGTTTCCTAAAGCAGAATTAAGAACCTCAGGATATGAAGTTGTTACTCCACTTTGGTATCCTACTGTTAATGAGTCACCCAAACAAGTGATATACTTAACATTTCTGTTTGTATAAACTGTATCTAACCTTTCCACAAAAACCTTCCCGGCATTAGGAAATTCTCTATAATTTACTACAAGAAATGTTGCATTATCTTGAGTAATTTCAATCTCTGATTGAAACAGAGATGACACCATTGGACCTGTTTCTAATACATTTTTAGAATTATCTGTTATATAATAAGGTCTTGCAGCCTGCCATCCATAAGTACTGATTCTAAATTTATCTCCTTTCTTACACGGAATGCAAGTATTGAGAATATTCAAATTTGGATTACTCCACGTGTTTATAAAACCAACGGTTGGATTGACCTCCCAATATCCCTTATTAAAATCATCTATAGTATAAAATGGCTTATCATCAAGCACTCTAATATATTTATCAGGAATTGTGCCATCAGCATTATTCACTATGATATACCCATCTTCAGGCATCTTATAATACGTTGCTCTTCTATTATCATCATTAGGCTCTGAATAAATCACATTTCTATCTCTGTCTAATACTATCAATGGAATACCTCTGGAAAAGCCACAGGATTTAGAATATATAGCTGTGTCTTTCTTGGCTTCAAACAGTATAGTAGAAATTTCTCCCGGAATATTATGTCTAAAAAATAAGGTCTTACCATTTTCAAGAATAAAGTAATGATCTTTCAAAAAACAATTAGAGGTTAGTATAGTCTGCAATTCTACACCTTTTTCTACAAAAAGATTTTCTGTATTTTTTATTTTGAGCAAAAAGAATAATGTATTAACATTATTTTGATTATGATTTACTATCAAATAACCATCTTCTTCCATTTCTATAATAAATGAATCTTTTACAGCTTCAGATTCTTCTAATATATTCAAATCAGTAGATGTTTTAAACCAGTTTTTTGCATTACCCTCCCCATTATTCTGCAAATAGAACTTATCACCTGTTTTACACTTTATTATTGAAGAATATAAAGGAATATTAGGATTTGACCTGGAAAAAACAGCTTTACCATCCACATTTTCCCAATAATATCTTTCTAAATCACTAATAGTAAGTACATGAGAATTAATAGCATTCAAATTTCCTGTTACAGAAATGTCAAAATCAGTTGTAATCTTGACCCAATTCCCTGCTTTATTCCATTCCGAATTTGTTATTTCATTATTTGCAATAAATTTCCAAGTTTCATACCTATCAGTTGATTTAGAAATAAACCTAATTTCAGAACCATGCCTCCTAATACTTGTTGGAATATTATATATTGCATCACTTAATGTAAACTTATTTGTTCCATCTATATTAGTATGATACAGTGAAATATCATAAGGTATATTAAATGATATAGTTTTTTGACTAACAACCTCTGTTTCGCTATCCCCCAGTTCCTGCACCACACCGGCATTGATGGACTGGAACGGACCGTGATCCACCCATCCGCCGGCATTATAAATATTCAGGTGGTAGATGGGCTTGGTATGTTCGGTATCATCGTCCGCATAGGTAGGTCCCACCATAATCATATCACCCTGCTTAGGATTAGGATATTGTGATTTATCTGTTACATAGGCTTTAATAGACAAACTGTTTGTAACTTCTCCGCTAAGATCTGACCATGTTTTGTTATCCCGCGATATCTGGAATTTGTTATCCTGAAAACGGAAATAAGCTGCAATGTAATCCGAGCACACCTCCCATGTCTCGTTATCATAGGAGAAGTGAAGCTTGTTATCTATCGTTTTGAGCCACGGGGTAAGTCCGTTATCCCCTTTGGGCCCCAAAGCAGCTATGCCGGTATCCTCACCGTTAATCACCCATGTGCCTTTTACCGATACGGAAATATCTCCAGAGAGTGTTAGTTCGTCCACACGTACCCAGTTGACATCAAGCCCCCAGTGAAAGTTGTCCCTCTGTGCATCATTCACACATTTCTCGGTTATGGCATTCCCCTGCATATCCACGTATGATATGATGATCCCCTTACGCCTCATTTCTTTCGGAACAATATTTCTCGTACGTCCCGCTGTACCCTGATACTGCACATAAATATTGTTATACTGTGCCAGTATCGCTTCCAACGACGCGCCGGTTCTTCCGTCATGTACCGCCTGTATCACTGTACGAGGATAGAAAGGGAATCTTCTTCCCAACATTTCATCAAGCTTGTCCATCTGCCTGATACTTGCATACTTGCTGTTGCAGCAAGAATCTTGTATGTTGTTATCTTCCATGATGTTTTTTAAAAAAGTTATAGAATTAACATTTATTCCAGACCATCCCCAGTCAACGGAGAAAATCCTTCTGCCAGACATCTTCTCTTTAAGGCATCACGATATGATTTCATTGCCGACAGTTGCCAACGCTGAAGTATTTGTTTATGCACTTCCATTTTAGAAAACACTGGAGATTCATTGATGAATTTCTCCAACTTTTCTACCCGGTCATTAAGTTGCTTATACTCTTCTAGCATTCTTATTTGATATCCTTGTAACATGGCTTTTATTTTAATTATCGTTATTATACTGTTGCACCTGTAGCATCAACCCAGTTTGGCCCTGCCCACCAAATAGGCCTTCCGAGTGTTGTATCAAAATAACAGAATCCTACAGGTTGACCAGTGGGCCTAAGTTCAGTGCTCCCTGCTCTTTTTACACCTGCTTGCAGTCCATCCGCTTCTATCCAGACACCTGTGTAATCCAAGTTGGAAACTCCTACTTTTTTAAAGAACAAAGGTTTTTGTAAAGTTGTATCAAAATAGACATATCCATTAGGATTAGGCTCATAAGAACCTTCAAAAGCTGGCCTAGACTCCGAATTACCCTGAGTAGCCTTATTAATATTAAATCCCAAAGCATTTACATGATGTACGCCTGTCCATATGTCCAGTTTCCTCAAATTTTCACTATAAAAAGTCTTTCCCTTTTGCTCTAGTTTAGAATACGGACTATTAGTTCCCCCTTCTGTTGTATTACCAACAACATTTGCAGTTATCCTTACATGCCCTAATAATTTGGCACCATTGAGATCAAGGGTTCCTAAAGCTCCTGTTTTACTTGTTTTTACAGTAATAGATCCTCCTATAAATATAATAATTTCTCCAGCAGGCAAAGTCATCCACCCAGTATCCAATACTATATCATGCTGTATTACACAAATTCGATGACCTCCGGTAAAAATAGGATATTTATCATTGGGAGTCGTAAATTTTACCTGATCAAATCTCAAACCGTTTTTATGAAATACCTGATTTTCTAAAAGAGATTTATAAACGATATTATTTTCATATACATATTCGTTTATTCCAACAAAAGAATAAAAAGCGGTCAATAAAGTTTCATCTTTTACTTTATTGTATTTGGGTATTATATAATTAGCATTAATCCTTTCAGATGGGTTCTCCACAGAAATTTCGTTGTTAATATATCCCATTGACTGAATAAAAGAGGTGGAATCATATATGGATTTATATGTTCCATTACTACTACAATTTGTGAAATTCAGAAGAACAGGATTACTACCTTGGTCATTTTTAATAGTACCTATTATTGATTCAATATCAGATTGCCAATTTGAAGTATTGTCATTTTTATTAAAGACACAGCCTGTAAAACTCAAAGAGCTGTTATACCATACAACAATCTGAGATTTAGTAGAAATGAAATCATCTCCTACAGGAACTGGAGCGGGATAATCATGTCTTCCCCCCCAAAAATTGCAATTTACAAATCTAACATTAGCACCAAATGTTTTATAAAATAAAATATTATACCACATGGCTGAATCAAATATACAATTAGTTATAATAACGCTATTCACCCATGTAGTGAACATTAAATTATTTTTATTATTCCATTCTGATTTTACATTATTTATAATACATTCCGTAGCTGTATTTATTACGATCCCATTTCTACATGAAGTTACAATGCTGTTAGTGAATCTATGGTCTGTTATTGATTTGAATTGTATGCCATCACATTTATTTTGTATAATCATAACATTATTGACATCAGCAGCATTTACGTATAGTGCAGAATAATCTTTATCTGTAAAGAACTCCGTATCTGAAAAGTCAGATATATCACCATTATTAGTAATATACACTCCATCAATAACATTAGCTCCTGTATGCCATATAGCCTCTCCCCTTTTATTATTTCCATATATATTTATGTTTACCAAATTACAATCTATGGAATGGATACAAATATTATCGGAGTTTTTAATAAAACATGATTTGATATAAATTTTGATTTCTTCAAGCGTTAACGAATTCTTCTGGTTGTAATAATTAGACCTTGCAGTATTGGTTATTGTTATATTTTTAATATTAATTGTATCTATTAAATAAACTTGATTACATACAACTTTCCCTTTTATAAGAGAAGTGAAATCACAACATTTTTGAATAGAATCAGTATCATTGGTTATACCATCTCCTTTAGCTCCAAACCATTCCGGATATGATTCAATAATTTGCCAAGTACCGCTAAAATCTATATTTTCAAAGATTTTACCCAATCCTGCCTTTATGTTCGTGTTATTACCATGTATACATCCATTGGAGCAATTTCCTCCTTCAAACTCTAAAACACTCCCCTCAGGGATAATGATTATATTTCCCTCAAGACTATAATCATATTGAATGACATAAATAGTATTTGGCCGGCATACCATTGATTGAGTTAGTATATTTCTGCCAGCCACAAGATTCTTGCGCAGATAACATCTTCCCTTCCCTGAGTAATTATTCGGATCATACCTTTTATTAGCCAGTTTCAGTTGACCGTGAACCGATGTAATATCCTCATCATCCGCAAAATTGGTTATGCTCTTGTTGCCGATAAGCTGTTTGGTGGATTCGCTTAGCATATCAGGCGTTATCATCCCGTTCATCACGGTGGGAGGATTATTTATGAACATATCATTGAATGTATCCTCAATGTGACGTCTGACAGCTTTGCGTGTAAGATAAGTGTCCGGTATACGGTTGCCATTCTCATCTGCTATGGACCTGTCAGCCACCATCTCCGGTGCTTCCATCTTCTCAATGAATACCTCTTCAGCATGAATCTCATTACGCTCCGCCTCTAAATCAATCTTCCACCAGCTTTTCTTGTCTTTCCAAAGCGAAGCAGAATTTCCCTTAAAATACCATGTTTCAGCCTGATTGGTGTAAGCAGAAACAAACGTGACCTTCATGCCGGGTATTCTGTATTCCTCCGGTACAAGCGCTATGGCATCTTCAAAAGTAAACACATTGCTCTTCTTTACAACAAAAGGGGCCTCGGACGTGCTTCGTTGTGCTACAAATGACGTTTTTGTGTACCCCGGCATGTTGACACGATTACAGGGTCTGTATTTCTTCCCTTCAACATAATCAGGAAATGCACTGAAATATCTCTGTTCCTTCCAATCATGTGAGAATATCCGGGTATCTTGGGTATGATTACGGCTTACATTATATTCAGTCAGCAGATTATAATCGAAGATGCTCACCTTATCGACTGTGAGATCATAAGTTCCCAGAACACCGCTCAAATCATTCCATCCGGCCCGATATCCTTTAGGAACAAATCCTTCAACATAGTAGAAGTACGGCTTTGTTTTCTTCACACTGCCGACAAGTGCCCATGACGGTTGTTCCATCTTGTCCGGCAACGCTTCAGAAGTTGCCACATGACCTATATAATTGACATCGTTCAACGTTTCCATTTTAGGGACTTCGGCTCTGTCCGCCTTATAAGGAATAAGCCCCAGCAATGCATTAATCTGATCAGGCGTATAATGAATATTTTCATGATATTCATTCGGATGAGGATCACATGCATGATGAGGATGAAAGCAAGAATCAAATCTTTCCATATAAATATATTTTTTATTATTCAAAGATAAGCAAGAGCTTCACAATGAAATGTATATAATAAAAGGGACTCAGACTTTCACAAGCCCGAGTCCCTAAAACCTTAAACTAATACCTATGTGCTATTTTATTTGAGCGCAAAGTTATCTTCTTCCATAATGACTTTAAATTCCAGCAACGAGAAATAACACGAATCCTGTCACTAACCAGCAGACGATGATAATAATTCTGCCATTCTATCATTTTCTCCTTTCTTTCCTCGTCCTGACAGGAAGGTGAGCCGTTCTTGCTTTTCGTGTAATAAAAGCACATCTCTTTCAACTGCCCTCGGTTCATTCGCATACGGAACCTTCCCCGATGAAAAAGATATTTATAACTGTCCCACCTGTCCTTATAATAATCATAAGTGATAGAGATGAGCTTCTGTTGTGCAGGATCCCATATGACAAAATAACGCCTTCCGTCCTGTTTATTCTTTTCCTCAGCCTCTTCTATCGCCTTTTTCAATAACAAGCTGGACTTCCACAGACTTGCGATCCTGCGTTTCTGCACAAGGCTTTTTACCGCCTTCAAAAACAACTTAATTTTTCCCATAATGTTACTAATTTTTATATAATATAGCCTCCGCACCCGTCGCCGACCTGTTGAGGCGTTTCATGTTATTCATTTTCTCTTCCATAGTGGGCAACACCCTCACCGGATATCTGTCCCATTCAAAACGGCTCACGTATAATCCTATTGCCCTGCTCATTACCCGATCATCATGCTTCCCCGCAAGCGCGCCGTATTTGCCGTTCGGATATTTCATGTACCATCCCAATTCCTTTATCATTCCGGTTTCACGCTCTATCCACAGTTTGTCACGCACACACTGTTCCATATACTTAATAATGGCCACTTTTGTATTACGGTTGGTATTAAACCCCCATCTGGTTTCTTTCTGGCTCCTTTTTTCCAACTCGCTCCGATTATGCGCATATACATTATCATAAAGAGGGATAAGAATGGGAAAGAACAATTCGCTGACGTTGTCTGTGTCTACATCATTAAGCTTACTGTAAGCCGTGTTGTTCTCGACAATGAGCAGAGCATTGTTATAGAATGACGCAATCTGCGCACATTTGATCGCAAGCAGGTCCGGATCTGTATGCCCGTACCATTCCGCCACCACACGCGGTCCAGCGTCCTCATTGAGCACTCCGCTATCGGCCATCATATCCGCGCGGTCCAGCACAGTAATCACAGAGTAATCACTCGTCCTATATTTCCCCCCGATATCAACTGACACAAAGTAGCGGTTTTCCAACCTCCATGTCTTGTCTGGCATCTCCCATATTTTCAATTCCCCTCCTTTACGCCTGAACAGTTTCAGCCCTTCGACAGCCTGTTCACCTTTCGGGGATTTTCCGGAAATATCCCCCTGGAATACCGGCTCACGGCAGAACCTTCTGAGTTGTTCTACCTTGTAAATGTCAAATACAAGCTGCCCGGAATACTTGAATGCCTCCACCGGATCGGACGGATACTCCTGCTGCATGTCCTGTATGTCCGCATACTCCTTCATCTTCTGCCTGTACCAGTAGATGCCTTGCAATGTCGCTCCAATAGTCCACAGCCAGTACATATAGTCCCAGTTTCCGGACTTATCGTTACGCCTTTCTATCAGGGTACAGGCCCATTCCAGCATATCTTCCGGATCGAGACGGTATTCCTCTATCTCCCACCATGCGACAAACAACGGCTCGAATGCGGGCAGTCTCTCCCCATGATCATCCGTTCCATTGGCACGATCCCATTCATCCTTGTAGAAATTCTGCCCGTTCGGCGTGCTTTCATACACAATCATCGTATACGGTTTGTACAGGATTCCCGAACAGGATGATTTCACCTGTTTTTGCGGATCCATCTTTTCCGTCTGAGGCCAAAACGCCACCTCCGTACAATGCGCCATGGCCGAATCACCACCACGGGCACCCTCCGGATTCATCGCAGTTGCCGTCTTGATTTTGCAGTTCCGGGAAGGTATAAGGCTTATGTTGGAAGTTCCTCCTCCCTTGATCTTCGGAAGAGAGCCGTCAAACTCCACCCCTTCTTCATAAAAAAGGAATTCAGGAAGTTGGGTTATGAGCTTGACATACATATCCTTAACTTCAGCCGCACTGTCCCCTTGATGTCCGACAATGATGCTGTTCCAGCTCTTCACATGCATTATCTGTATCCATGACATGTATATCTGTGTGCATGTGGATCCCCCCCACTGGCGGGCCTTCAACAATATGACACGGATAGGCTTGCCGGCACGGCGCATCCTTTCAAACGTCTCAGCCAGCTTTACCTGCGCCGGACGTAGCAGGAAAGGCACATCCTCCCCTCCTTCTTTGTTTTTGATACGCGCATACGCATAACAATAGAAATAAAAGTCGTATTTGGCCCAGTAACGGAGAAACTCCTGAATGACAGTATTACGAAGATCCTCATTATATTCCCCGTATGTCTGCCAGCAGAACTCCTCTATACTTCCGGCAAGATCCAGTTTATAGATAAAACCGGTGGAGAACATCTCGATAGGAAGGAAAACAGATGAATTTATAAAATCATCCAGATATATCCTCTTCCGTTTTCCGGGAGCGTTCTCCCCTGTCAACGGGTTGTAGGACTTGAACAGTTCCGCTTCCCGTTCACGGTTCCTGCGGATCATCTCCTCCGCATTCCTTATGACAATAGCTGAGAAAAGAGTTTCTATATGGTTTATTTTAATGTTCTTTGCCATCCAACCTCCAGTTTACGCAATATCCATCCGGCCGCCAGCATAGCCGCATGATATCCACCCGCAATATGCGGCAGAAAGAAACCGAGAGCGGTTATGGCAAACAGCCTATTACGCCTTCCCCCATCCATGGAGGACAGGCACAAGCCCGTATAATAGTAGATAATGACACTCCATCCGATCACAGGACTGCCGGAAGGAATAAAAAATGATATTCCGACAGCGAACATCCATGCGACCAGCGTCCGTGCAGGGGTTATCACCTTCCATAGAAAAGCCCATGCCATCCCGTTCAAAAGATAATGAAGCCATCCGGCATGTCCGAACATATAAAGCCAGTGACTTCCTGACAGGAATTCATGATACGGCAACAACACGGTCATGCACAAGTAAAGCCCCATGGAATATCTCATTTTCATAGTGATATACCTATTTCATCCCAGCTTTCCATAAAATATGCTGTATACGGTCAGGACTTATCCCAAATGAATCAGAAGGTCTCTCTATCGCAAGTCTTACGATAAGACGGAGATTCGCCTCCGATTTTTTTTTCATGATATCAAGGCAACAACGGATCAGGCTGGAATACATTTCATATTTATACAGACTGCAATCAGGTATATTGCCTTCAGTCAGATATCTGTATAAGATCACGTAAGCCCGGTCCTCACTGACATAATGCTGCTTCGCCTTCATACCCGCAATTTCCTTGCATATATCCTTGTAGTAAGAGAATGTACACGTCTTTTTCAATTCAATGAATGTACGTACAATCTCCTTGTTCCTTATTAATTGTATTTCGCTGATATTTCCCTTGTGCTTCATGTGACCTCCTGTTTAAATGATAGCGAATGTACTTCCTGTAGATTGCATTATATCAATCCGGCTTGAACTAATACTACTAAATTTGTCAGTATAAGACAACAATGACATATCATGGAAGAAAAAAAAGAAAGAAAATCATGGAGAGATATTGTTTCATCCAGAAATCCGGACCTCGACCTTGAGGACGACCTCGCTGTCGGCGAATTCCTTGATGACTCTTTCAAACGTTATGACGATAGTGAATCACAGAGAGAGAACCTCAACAAAGTTCTTGCAGGAGACTCAAGAGCCGCCGGCATCCTGACCGGTCTGGCAAGCGGCATGGATGAGAACGGTGAACCGTTCTCTCTTGTGGAATATCTGATAACCAATTACGGGGATGATATCAGGGAAGCTGCAACAACGGAAGAGGCCATCAAAAAAGCAAAAGAGAAAGAAGCTGCCCGGATAAAGGAGGCGGCCGATGAGGAAAAAAGAAAAAGAGATGCGGAAGAGAAGCTGCGCAAAACAGATGAGGCACTGACAGAAGCTGTGCGGCAGGTCAATGTTGATGAGGCGAATGTAGTTTCCATGTTGGAATGGCTGTACGGAACACAGGATACAGACGGTATCATTCATAAAATTATCCGGCACGAACTGGATGCGGAAGACTGGAAAAGAATCATCCATGCCTTCAATATGGACATGGAAATAGAAGCCGCCCGAGAGGAAGGACGTAAACAGGGACGTACCGCACGTCCGGGAGCTATACACAGGAATCTTGCGGAAAAAGCTCCGACAGACCTTGGAGGAGGCGGGAACGGAGGAGGTGAGGAAAAAGTGGAGGATCCTACCCTACAACGTTATAAAGACATGAAGAGACGTATTTAATCGTCTATCGCTTTCAGGCTCATATCACAACTTTTATTTATAAATTTAAAAACAAATCGAGAACAATGAAAAAGTTAAAATCAACATTCAAATTTTTCTTTTCCGTATTGCTCATGTTCCTTGCCGGAGCGACCGGGGGAGGTTATGCATGTGCCGCCGATGCTTCGGACGGAGGCTCAGTCCAGGATCTAGGGGATGGCGGAAAGGTAGTAGGCGGGGAAAGTTCCGTAACAAAGAACGAGAAAATCATGGACGCGGAATGGTACGTGAAGCAGATCGACAAGACAATTGTCGAGATGAAGTTTACCGGCACGCCTATTGATCAGATTCTGCGCCATGGGGCGACAAACAAATCGGACAGCATCGTAATCAAGTACTACAGTGTCGGACAGCGTCCGCTACGGGCTACCCTTGCCAAGCAGCTTGAAGCCATGACTACCGAGACTCCGAAAGCGATAGAACTGGAGGATAATAACATTGTGGGCGCAATGGATACGCTTCTTGTCCTGAACGCTGACGGAACGTTTGTTTCCGGTTACAAATCCGGTACCGATGAAGTGGATCCTGAACACCCATTGATGCTGCGCGTGCACGCAATCAACAGTGAGACCAACCTTCCGCTTGTCTATGCCGTAAACGGAAAACAATCAAACAATAAGAATCCTTATCTTATTCCGACCCTTGCAAAGGGTACCGTCCTTCTAAGAATGGGGCGCGCGGCCGCTGAAAAGGATGTGTCTACAGGAAGGTATTACCAGCTTCCATCACCGGACGAACAATATTGCCAGCGTTTTATCATGCAGGTAGAGCAGACTATCTATGACCGGTTGAGTAAGACCGAGGTGGAATGGTCATTCACACGTGTGGAACGGATGGCAATGGAAGACATGCGTATCGGTATGGAAGCCTCCGGACTGTTCGGAATCAAGAGCAAACATGCGGTGAACGGACAAGGCAATGTATATACTTGCGAAGGTATCTGGTACCGCGCCGGAAAAGACCTTGAAATCGGACATTGGGAGAAAGTGCTTGACTCTGCCGGAAATCCTGTGGTGGAAGAAGGAAAATATGTGCAGCAATATGTAATCTCGGAGGACGAGCTTGTAGACCTTGTAGGACGCATCATTGAAGGTGCCGGTAATGGAAGCCGAACAAAACTTGTGTTTGTTGACAATACTATCTATGCAGCATTATGCAAGATCAAAACCAACAACCGCACACGCATCTTCGAACCGGAACGTGACTACAACAAATGGAGACTTGACTTCCAGTCATTCGAAAGCATGGGAACAAAACTTCTGTTTTACCGCCATGACCTGTTCAACGCTTGGGGATTCAACGGAAGAGGCTTCTCTCTCGATCCTGAATATCTTGACAAATGGGTATTCCAAAACTGGGAGCGTAGCACATACAACCTGAAGGAACTGTTCATCAGTAACAGTGACGCTGTTGTCATGCAAGAGTTCTCCTGCTGGACGCTCGGATTCCCAGATGCCCACGCGCGTCTGTCCATTCCGGAATATGTTGAGATTCCGGTCCCTGAATCCCAGGCTGCATAATAGAACTTAATCATCATCAGAGGTGGAGAAATCCACCTCATCATTATTATAAATGTATGAAGAAACTTTATAAATTTGTTGCGAACTCCTCATTGTCATTCGCTGTCATTCACTGCGGACGGATGATGTACATCAACTTCTCCGCCTTTTTCCGTGGCAAATCAACCTATCATACAACGGATAGAGAACTGGCAGAGAAAATCAGGGCGCACAAGTGGTACCGGGAAGGACGCATTACCGAAACAATAGAAGAAGATGAAGATGTAATACATGACGAAAATGACGTAAATGACGTATTACAGAAAACAGAGGTAAAACAGAGATATAGCATCCTTGGAAAACGGATGTGCACCTATATTCCTCCGGCATCTTCCAACCAGGAAGAAAAAGAATCCGAAAGCGCAGAACCGACCAAAGAAAAAGGCATTCAAGAAGACAGAGACATACAAGAGGATATTGAAAATGTGACCTCATTCCTTGAAGCGAAGGATTTTTTTGAGGTCAGATTCAAAGTACCGCGCTCGCAATGTGGAAATAAGGAGGCTCTGTCCTCATTATGCAAAGAACACGGCATACAATTTCCCAATTATCCATTAGACTAAGCCTCATGATACCTGTCAAAGATATACTAAAGACTTTACGCACAATCATCAATGAGAGTGCGACAGAAGAAGACAGTTTCACGATTGAGACCGATGAGGCATTAAAAGAGTTCATCAGACTCGCACTACTCGCACTGATGAATGACGAAGGGGTGATGGCCGAAGCTTCGGAAATGACAGATTCATCCTCAATCTCATTCGAGAAACGTCCTGACGGTTTGTTTTTTGCCTACATAAAAATACCTGCGGACTATATCAGGCTTGTCAGTGTGAACCTGACTGGGTGGAGATATCCGGTCACTATGTTATATCCGGACAATTCGCCACTATACAGCGCACAATATTCATCAGCTCCCGGTGTAGGTAATGGTCCCTCAATACCGGTAGCATTCATCACCAACGATACCATGAGGTCAATCATTGCCCATGCAGTAAAAGAACAGGGGGGATACAGTCTCAGGTATATTCCAACTCCTTCAATCTCAGAAAACGGAGAAATCAACCTTCATAACAAATATGCAGGAGCATTGGCATATTATGCAGCCGGTCTCTATCATATTTCAATAAATGAAAATGCCGGTGCGGAATCTGAATTTGCAATAGCTAGATCCTTGATACGTTCACACACTCCTGAATCTTCTACAAGTAATACAGAATAAAAAGCCGGCTGTTAACAGCCGGCTCCCGTTCACTTTCCTCCTTTGCTCAAAGTCATGGGAGCATGACATCCTCCCCGCTCCCACTCCTTGGCAAGCATCTCACGCAATATCCTGTTCTCCTCCAGCACCATAAGAACCAGTTTCTTCATTTCCTCAATATCCTTGTTGTTCATAATAAAATTCATTTTAAATTAATTGTAACGGTTGCAAATCACAACTATTAGGGGTGTGACGAACCATCCCGCTGCCATAAGCAAGACGGGGAATACATTGGATTAATTAATAAGTAAAATTCAAATTACGCGGCTGGATTCAGCTCACCTTTTATTTGCTTGATAGCTTTCTTCACGCTCCAATCATTTTCATATAGGGCTATGATAAATCGCCTACCTCGCTGCGTCCAGACCGTATACGTGTTGGTATGGGTATTACCTCTTTCACTTGTGAAAATATTGGTTCTCGTTTCGTGCATACCCCATTTGTCGTAGGGCGATTTAAGAAGCCATTGCCCAGACTGCTTGAACTGTATTCCAAGTTCTTTCAGTTTGTTATTCAGTTTCTCTGCCGACATACCTATCTCTTTTGCTATTTGAGTTGTGGTAAGAGCGTTCACGCTTTGCAAGTGGTTGTCGTAGTAGCTGACTTTCGGAGCGGATTGTGTAAGTTCTTTCTGTTGGAGTTCGATAGTTTCCTGCTGCTGTTCGGCTTGGGATTCAAGTTGTTTGATTTTTTCTTCAGACGCTTCCAAACGTTTTTGTAGAATCTGCTGGGAACGCATTAAAATGTAATCATCATCCTTTAGCAAGAATTCCCGTCTGTTGAACTCGTTGATGAACCTTTCCTTGAACTCTCCAGCTTTTGTGCCCGTGTACCCCATGACAAGGAAGCTGAAACCGTCTTTGGTCATTTCGTATGCGGTCTGTTCTCTGTTTCGTGCATCCTTGTAGGTAATGCGCTCAAAATTGAGCCGATTAAAATTTTCTGAACATGAGAGGTTTTCAATATCTCTCACTACATTTTTGTGTTCTTTCCCGAACACTTGTGCAACGATTAAAGAAGTAGTAACATCATTACCATTACTGTTTTGAAATACTAAATCTGCCATGGATATATAAGGTTTTAATGGCATTATAGGCAAGTAAAAAACGGCTGCCCTGTCCCGTTACCTTACACCTATCCAAAGGCAGGGAGAGCATTAACTTCTCCACACGGGGGTGACAGCCGCAATAAGTATATATTGCAACGCTTTACAAACAAGCATAAAAAATGCCTGCAATATGTTTGGGCAGGCTTCCGCTCGCCATTGGATATTATGTAAGGTATTGCAAATATACATTCTTTTTCTATAAAGCCCCAAAAATTAAACAATAAATTTTTCTCAGTATGGCAAAGATGAGGCTATTATATAAGTGGCGCAAGAAACACATCAACAACATACACCAATTGTGTCAGTATCTAGCATATCTGGCATACTTGGCAACATTTGGCAGGAATTTGGCAGAATGAAGAAGCGTTTATTGTTGCGGCTTTCCTGTTGCGATTTGCTTTCAAATCACTATCTTTGCGGAAATCAAAAACAAGATCATTATGAAAAATGCAAAAACACATGAAGCTTACTCAGAGGAAGAATTAAGGGAAATGGTGGAATGGTTTAATACGAGAGAATTACCTAAAACATTGCAAATCAACAAATCCTCATTTTCTCCCGACCTCCCTCTGACAGTAGAAAGCCTTATAATGCAGGCAGAACAGAATCTTGGGAATTACAAGATGGCAGGCTCTTTCCGGCTTCTGAAGGAAATACGGGAAAAACTGGAATCATAGTGCTTATCAAAAACAGACGGTTCGGTTTTTGATAAGCACAAACCGTCTGTTACAAAGAATCAGACCATTGCATTCTTGCAATACACATAATCCCAAATCTTTGTTGTGTCCCCCCAGTCCTGATCCTCAAAATAGAACTTATGAGCACCTTTAATGATCTGTTCATCATTATAAACTGTGCAAAGATCGGAATAAAAGGCATTGAACGCTACATACTTGTCCCATTTCGTAGTTCCAGCCGGAAATCCCATCATCCGGGTACTTGCCTCTATCTGTTCCGCCGTCCAGTGCGCACCCTCACATTTCTTTCCATCCCTATCAATGTACCTCATCATGCCGACATCAAACATCGCAAAAGCTTCATTGTAATGATTACCATACATGATTCCATGTTGCTCACGCATAAATTTCCAGTACAGTTCCGGATGTTCTTCCTTCACAAGGCACAGAAGCTCGCTCATGCTTTCCGCACTGCGCATCATGACCTTGTCACTTGTCAGACCCGCCCTTTTCGCATCGTCCAACATTTCTTTGAATGTATACTTCATAATCAATCTGTTTTATCTTCGTTATCACTCAAACCGGCAAGTTGGATTGTATTTCTGTCCTGCATCATGGAATCAAGACTTCTCCTGATAAAAGCGTTTTCTTTCTCGATTTTCCTTGTCCGGATAAAAATCTGGTCAAGAATGCACGGAATCATATCCACCTCACCATTTGCCAGCAACTGGCATTTGCTGCAATCACCTATACATTTGCCTTCCACTCTCATAATCAACCCTTTCTCAAGTTATTAATCAATGTTCCACCTCTTACAGACAACAACGATTTGACACCGCCTGTCTTGACCATATTGAACAGCTCAAACAGATCATCACGATGTTTTTTGAAAAACGGATACATGCTGATAACCGTCCGGCTGGTCAAAGCCCGCGTATTAGACAATTCGTTGAATGCGGTCTGAACAGCTTCCTTCTGCTCGTCGTTCTCGCAATCCACCACAATATATAATTTCCTTAATGCCATAATCAATCAGGTATTTTATCAAAATCTATTTCTTCCTGCGGTTGAGGCGGTACCGGACGCTGCCCATACATGTTATCATTGGCCTGCTCCACTTTTTTCCCAGTGAACAGACCGGCAACGAATGTCAAAGCCGGAACGCCGTATTCAACCACCTTAGGATGTTCTTCTATATAATTAGCAATCTTGGTAGCCATTGACAGGTATTTATCGACACCCTGTGGTTCCGGCTCTATTTTAAGAGGGATACCCATGTTCTTGGCGAAGATGTCTGCAAATTCATTGGCTTTCTGCGCTGCCTCCAGCGGATCCGCATGTTTTTCCTCAGTCATATACATAAGCATGTAACTGAACGCTTCCGCACGTGTCGTAAACTTCAACTCTGTCTGCGGTTTCTTTGACTGAAACATGGACACCCCCATCTCTTATTTCTTTTTGGCAGGTTTATCCTCTACCGGAATTTCCGAACAGGATATGCCTTGCAGCATCTGCATCGCACTTCCCATAATACCGTTGATGGCTTCCGTATCATTGTAAACTTCCGGCAAATCGGCCTCTCCTATTATATAGGCTTCAATATCTCTAGCTTTTGCGACAATATCCTTTTGAGGACTACCAGTGCCGAGCAACTCAACAGCCTGTCTTACCGCAAACTCCCTAATTTCTATTCTTGATTTAAACATAGTCCAGCTTTTTTACGATTAATAATAAATGAGGGTGGAATCCCCACCCTCACGAAATCAATTGCGGCAAGTTTCATCCACCGTAACATTGGTACTGGCCAAGTTATATGTAGATGTCTGTCGGAACTCACGGTTTCCACAACCGCCACAACCTCCGTTTCTGCCACGGCCGCAGCCACAACCGTCATTGTAGAAGACTTCCTTGTTCAACTGGAACAGCTGCTCACCGAAATTGGCCTTCATGTCGCCCACTCCCTGAACGGTAGCGGAAATTGCACCGTTAGCAGCATACAACTGCTGCCCAGCCCAACGAACATCAGGTTCCATACAGTTAACCCGTCCTGTCAGATTAGCCAACCCTACTGCAAATTGTACTTTTTCATTACAGTTATTATGCCAACTGTACACGAAGAAGGCAATAACAATCACAGCAGCGATAACCCAGATAGCGGCGGTAGCGCCCCATCCCTTTTTGTGTTCGCACTCCAACTCACGCATTGCGGCGTATTCCTGGATGCTCATTCCTGTTACATTATCCATAATCATGATTTTACATATCACGGTCAATATTGACCGCAAAGGCAAATTACGGAATAAGTTACTTGCAAATAAAATATTTATTTTCCAATTTATTTACTATTTCTTTCCAATTGTTTTCCACAATCCATACCCCTTGTTTTTTAGCATTCCGCCGCATCGATCCGACAGCCTGTTTGGTCCTGTTAGTCAATGACGCTATCTCCGTATCAGAGAAAATCTTGGCTAAATAACGCACAAGAAGATATCTGGCGTTCGCACACTCCTCTTTATTGCTATGTATAATACCTGTTTCAGATATTCCCGTCACTGAAGCGACAACCTGCAATACATCCTTATATATTTCATCACTTTTCATATAATCACTGTTTGGATAAACAAAATACGTCGGAAAATTGTTAAGCAGTCTGGGACCGCAAAACAATTCTTGTTCCGACGTATTGTTTCTCCTTAGCGACTTCTACCTGATAAGGAGCGTGCGGTCCTTTTCTTACAATCCGGACCGCCGAAGATTTTTGTTATAACGAAAGACTGAATTGAAAAAAATACAATCTATAAATTACGGGCACCTCCTTTCTTTCTTAACCATCTGACAATCATCATAGATACAAGCAATATATTCATTATCATAGACCATCCACCTATCTCTATTTTTGTTTTTTGCCACCAATTTAATTTTTTCTCCACCTCTACAATCTTAGGTACTTCGATTCGCTTGGTTACCGTCATATAATGAGGTACAGTTACTATAAGTACCGAATTTGGCCATATTCCCAGCGAATGTTGCAATATTCCACCTGAATATCTAGCCCAGCTGTACGCATAAGGGTTGGAAAGAAAAGATACAGTGTCACGTGTCGCAGTACTATCTTTGTATGGAACCAGTCTTTCTGTTATGGTGGTATCATGTACTTCCACTGTTTCCGTTGTCTTGATCTCCACAGGAACATATCTGGTTTTACACGAAAAGACAAGTAAAAGTACTATCGCTACCGCAATCCATATATAGATTCTTTGTCTCATAAACTTAACATTTGTTTTCTATTGGCACCGTCAGCCCGATAACTGACGTGTACCCATGCAAAATTGCTTTCATCAATCAATTGGTCATAAGGCAGGTTCTTGCGGATAAACTCAAACAGCAACTTGTTCTGTTGACGGTCGCCAGTATCAATATCGGCAGCTTCCCCTTTCATGTGCTGAGAAGACTTACTTCCCTTGACGGCCGCATTAAGTTCCGGACAGCGATAAGCACTGTTTACTGTTATAGGCTTTCCCCACCACTCACGTAATGGATCAAGCACATTATCTACCAAGGCAGTCAGAGCAGTCACATGCTCCAGTCTGCATCTGTTGTTAATTCCAAGCCGGTCTGCTGTATTTGACCGGCATAATTCCGCAATTGTAAAATACTTCATTTCTTATCCTCCTTTTTTGTTTTCGTTGTCAAACAATATCTGAGCCATGATCTTGGCAATATCATCCTTATTCTCAATAATCACACTCATTGTCTTCTCAGCCTTGCGCAACTCCGCTTTTTCCCATGATTTTTCACGAACTGATTTAAACTCACAGAAAATGCAGTAACCCGTCCAAATCATTGAAAAAACAGGAAAGGGGATAACCACACAGCATAACAGATCAATGAAGCACAACTCTATAAATGGAGTGAAATACTTCTTCGCCTTGACGGCTGTTTTCTTATACCCCGTGGATGTTCTTGCCTCTCCTCGTTGCTTGGCTTTCATTACTCCTGTGATAAGATCCACTAACATCGCCCCCATTGTAGCCGCAATACACAAGGCTATAAGCACAATATGTATCATCATGTGCTCGTTGATAAAATTGTAAATTACATCTCTCATTGCTTTATTATTTATACTAACTTTTAATACTTACAACCACCAGTCTAATTGTTGTATAATCCATCATTATAAGAAATATTAAAATTTCCAATCACTACTTACGACATCATCTGTTGCGCTGCCTGCTGCTCCTGTAACTGCTTCTCATATCTTTCCAGTACCGCTATAATCTTACTGGAGTTCGGGAAATTACCGGCTTCCAATGCCGCCTTGAACGGTATAAGCCCCTTCTCAGCCTGTGCCATTAAAAGCTGGTTTGTCAATGCCCTATATACCGGGCTGTCGCTATCCTCGCTAATTGAGATATCAATGTCAATATCATACATTGTATCCATATTATAGGGAATGGATTCACCGGCGACATTGACCGCTTTCGGACCTGTATAGAAACATTGCATCACCTTTACTACCTTATATGCCACTTCAGTAAGAAATGAGTTGAATGTATTTATAAGATCCAGTATGGATGATGAGGCCTGTGCGGCCTTTGCCTGATAAAGCACACCGCTCTCGGAACTTCCCGATTTACCTTGTAGTGCCGCCTGAACTCCTGACACGTCCTCCACCATGGAGCGTGACAGTTGTATGATATAATCGAATCCTCCCGGGATGGATGATGCGGTCTTTGTATCAGGGGCATTGCCAGATCTTTTGCTTGTATATAATATTACACCGTTACTCTTCACATACTGCTCCGCTATATCCTCTATACTCATGTTGTCAGACAAGGACTGTTCATCTATCATCAACACACCCTTGGCCGCATTACGAATATAAAAATCAAGGGCTACCATGTAGTAATTGAAATATTCCTGAGACGGGATAATTTCAGATATGAACGGATGAAATTCTCCGTCAATATAAGGATATGGTTTGAACACAAACGGATGGAAAGATTCGGATCCATTCCAATACGGACTTTGTCCTTCCTCCAGCACAAATCCGTCCGGGGAAAGATAACGGTAATACCAATACGTCTCGATTCTCCGTTCATAAGTGATCAGATTCTCAGCCGCATATTTATCCGGATCCATGAATGTAACGGGAGCCCCGTCCGTATCTAGCATGGGGGATCCATCAGGATTACGTTTTATATTAAGTTCAAGACGGCTACGGTTTATTTCCTTAATGCTCTCTTTCTGATCATAAGGAACAAAATAAGGCTCACTCTCCAAGGGATCATTACAAAACCAGGCCTTCCGCCTCTCCTTCGTCCATAATTCAATAACACGGCATTTTCCGAACTCCGAAGGATAGTAGAAATCGGTAGATTCAATCTGTGACGTGCGTGTGTCACGGCTGAACTGCGAGGCGATATATTCATTATCAAGACAATGGTTATATATCTCCTTCAACTTTATATCATCAGAATCCGAATGTGAGAACAAAGCAAGCACCTCGGAGAAGTCAAGATCATGAAGGAGACCACAAAACCGTATGTCTGCAAGATTGAAATCAAGACTGTCGGGAAAGAATACAAAGTTCGGATTCACATAATCAGTGAACACGTCCAGTTTTCCACGACGATAAGCCCATGAAATTTTATATATAGGCAGACCGGATATAAGATATTCCTCAAAAGTACGCGCATCCAGTTCTGAACGCCTGTTGAGCTTCATGTTCTGCCGGAGTAAGGCTGACATAATGTCCGCATATTCCTTCTCCTCCGGATCAACAGCATTGCATACCGGCGCGGTATCGTTCATTCTGAACTGCCCTTGTACGACCCGTTTGATCTTACCCAATATGTTGGTCTGCAATGCAGGTATACCCTTCTCCTTAAGATATTGCTCCTTCGTTATATGCCGCCCGTTGTAAACAATCTGCCTCTCATACTGTTTTCCGTAGGCATACGATTTGCATTCGGCACGCATCTTTCTGAAAGGAGCAAGACGGCAATATGCATTATAGGCTACATGCAGCCATCTCTCGGCCCGCCGCTGTCCGTCGAATTTTCGATGCCCGTAAAGCAAGGAGTCAGATATTTGTTCGTTATCGCGCATGTTCATTATTCTTTTACGACAAAAATAGCTTAATAAGAACTGGACGAATGTATATAATGCAGTCAGCATTATATCAAAGCAGATACGGCAGATGAGATTATATTTGTACTATTAATCGTTTTTTATATGGAAAAGAAAACAATATGTGTGGATTTTGACGGAGTCATAGCACAATACGACGGATTTAAAGGTAATGACATCTTCGGTGATCCGATTGATGGTGTACAAAGTGCCATGGAAGTCCTAAAAAAGAAAGGATTCACAATCATCATTTTCACAACACGCACCGCCAGTTCCAAATTAAAGAAATACCTGAATGACAATCACATCACTTATGATTACATAAACGAAAACCCGGATCAGCCTAAAGGCAGCAATTCCGGAAAGCCCATAGCCGACATATATTTAGACGACCGTGCCATCTGCTTCAAGGGGAACTGGAAATACGCACTCGAATCCATCGCTTCCTTCATTCCATGGAACTCACAGAAGATAGATGAGAAGAAAGAATTTGAAAAAGCCTTTGACAATTATAAGAAAATGACCAAAGAATATGCACTTTGCAACAGTTAAGACTTATGAAAACATCCATAAACAAACCGGAAATATTCAAATATGTCATTGCGCTTACAGCCCGGGCAGGAAAAGCCGGCGGTAATTATCCAGATATAGCAGCAACAGAAGACAATGAAGCTGTACTGGATCTTTATCTTACCGCCGCAGTAAATGAAGCGGAAGGCGAGCTTCGGCGCAAGATTAAAGACAGTAATGATATAAACATGACCTCTTCCGGGAATGAAATTATCATTGAATTCAAAAACTTCATACGCATGGATGAAGGTATCACGGACATGATACGCACGGCAATGAGACTGTATGCTTCACATTATCTTGCAGCCGCATGGCTGGAGCCTACAACGGATAAAGAACTTTGTGAAGGATACAGGACCAGTGCATCCGGATACTTGAAAAAAATAGTATCCGCCCTAAACCAACGATCAGAATTCATCGTACCAGAAGCCGACTACGAACAGCGCAATAATAATGACTATGAGTTGCAACAGAGCCAGTCCGGAAATGCTGACTACGAACAGCGCAATAA